ATCTAGACGATTTAGGCATTAGTGCAGCAACTTACAAAGGTCCTGAACTACAACAAACTCCACACACTTCTGTTCCACAATGGAAAGGAACACCAGGTGCTGATGTAAACGCAAGACCAAGTGGTTCAATTTGGATCAAAACAACAGAGCCAAATGGCGGAGCACGTTGGAGAGCATCTAAATGGAATGATGCTAGCCAAACATGGGTATCAGCAGATGCACCATTATATGCAACAACAAACAGTGCATTATATAACTTAGATAGAGCAGGCGGTGGCGTAAATATTGCTGCTGACAGTCTATTTGTTCAAACAAACAGCGATGAGCATAGTTTATATGATGACAGTCCTGCAACAGCAACTTTCCGTGTATGGAAACGAGCAACAACTGGAGCAACTAAAATTACTTCAGCAGTAATTGATAGTTCTAGTTTCTCAGCAGGAACTTATAACTTTGAAATTGAAGAATCGGTCAAAAATGCAGAATCACTTGCAGCAGCAGTAAGAATTAATGTTACACTTGCTGGTAATGCAAACGATGCAACCACAATGGCTGGAGCAATCAATGCGGCAGGCTTTACAAATATTGTAGCGGCAGTAACAACGGATAATGAAATTACTATTTCTCATTCACTAGGCGGCGACTTTAGACTAACAGACGTTGGTTTAGATGCTATCGCAAGTGTGTTTACTCCATACAATATTGATACTGCGGTAGGAACAGATAACTTCTATGATCTACCAGCAGGTGCAGAAGATAGTTCAGGACAAGCAAAATATCTTGCTTCTAACTGGATTCCACTTGCAGCAGACGATTTCTACGCTAAAGCAGATAATCCAGAAGCAGAACCAGATGATGGTCAACTTTGGTATAATCCAGAGTTTTCTGAAGTAGACATTATGGTTCATAATGGATCGACTTGGAAAGGATACAATAATGTATATGCAAGTGCTGATCCAGCAGGTCCACAAGTTACTGCAACAGCACCTACTAAGCAAAGCGATGACACTGCACTAGTAGATGGAGATCTTTGGATTTCTACAGCAGACCTAGAAAATTATCCAACAATCTATCGTTGGAACGGAACAACACTACAATGGGTTCAGTTAGATAAAACAGATCAAACTTCAGAAGAAGGTGTTTTATTTGCTGATGCACGTTATGGTTCATCTGGCGAAACGGGTAATACAGCAGCAACCATTAAAACATTGCTGACAACTGATTACTTAGATCCAGATGCTCCAGATCCAGCATTATATCCACAAGGAATGTTGTTATGGAACCTACGTAGAAGTGGTGGAAATGTTAAGAAATATAGAAACAACTATATTGATACAACAGCAGACAACACAAGAATGCCAGGCGATCCTGCAATGACTAATTATGCAACTGATCGTTGGACTACTGAATCAGGAAACCAGGAAGATGGATCAGGCTCATTTGGTAGAAAAGCACAGCGTATGGTAGTTGTTCAAGCACTTAAATCTACAATTGATACAAGTGCAGAAGTTAGAGACGAAGAACGTAGAAACTTTAACATAATTGCATGTCCTGGTTACACAGAAACTATGAGTAACCTAGTTAATCTAAATATTGACAGAGGATTAACTGCATTTGTTATTGGTGATACACCATTAAGACTAGCAGCAGATGCCACAACACTAACTAATTACGGTTCTAATGCTTCCCTAGTTACTGATAACAGTGATGAAGGGTTAGTAACATATGACGAGTATTTAGGAACGTTTTATCCAAATGGATTTACAACGGATCTAGGTGGCGCAAATGCTGTTGTTCCAGCATCACACATGATGATGAGAACTATTGCACTAAGCGATCAAGTATCGTTTCCATGGTTTGCACCGGCAGGAACAAGACGAGGCGGCATTTCAAATGCTACAGCAGTCGGATACATTGATGCAGCAACAGGCGAGTTCCAAACTGTGGCACTGAACGAAGGTCAAAGAGATACGTTATATGATCTAAAAATTAATCCAATTACATTCTTTAATGGAGTAGGATTAGTCAACTACGGTCAAAAAACTAGAGCAAGAAATGCTTCTGCACTAGACAGAATTAACGTAGCACGTTTGGTTGTATACCTACGTAGTCAACTTAATAAATTGGCTCGTCCGTATATTTTTGAACCAAATGATAAAATTACTAGAGATGAGATTAAACAATCAGTAGAAAGTTTACTACTCGAACTAGTGGGTCTTAGAGCAATTTATGACTTCGCGGTAGTTTGTGATGAAACAAACAATACCCCGGCTAGGATTGATCGAAATGAGCTATACGTAGACATTGCGATTGAACCGGTCAAGGCAATTGAATTTATCTACATACCATTGCGTGTCAAGAACACAGGGGAGATATAAGATGCCTATTACATCATTAAATAACTTTTCAGTTCCGACAGACGCTGGCAATCAAGTGCTCTTGATGCCAAAGTTAAAGTATCGCTTCCGCGTTACTTTACTAGGCTTTGGTGTGTCTGCTGCAACTGAACTAACAAAACAAGTAGTTGACGTTACTCGTCCAACGGTCGGTTTTGAAGAAATGACACTAGATGTTTACAACTCAAAAGTATTCTTAGCAGGTAAGTATACATTTGAAACTATTACGCTTAACTTGCGTGATGACGCTAGTGGCGAGGTTCAAAAACTTGTCGGACAGCAGGTCCAGAAACAGTTTGACTTTGTTGAACAGGCTTCTGCAAGATCTGGTATTGATTACAAATTTACTACTAAGATCGAAGTATTAGACGGCGGTAATGCAGGAAGCGAAGGCGGGGTTAATGTTCTTGAAACATCTAACTTATACGGTTGTTTCTTAACTAGTGCAGCATACGGCGATGCTAACTACGGAACTAACGAGCCAATGACAGTTGCGTTAACAATACGCTTCGATAATATGGTTCAATGGGGTGCTGGTGAGCAAGGCGTTGGTGTTGGAATTGGCGCAGCAGTTGGTAGAACACTTGGTAATTCTACTACTGGTTCAAACGGCGCACAAGGCTAATAATAATAAAAATCGAAAAGCCCGGAGTTATTTTCCGGGCTTTTTTTATGGCTAAATACTAGTATGGCCAACAAATTTACAAGATTTCTATCAGACGTTTTTACGGGGCTAACAACTCCAAAGGGCATAGTAGCAAACTATACACATGCTACACGCTTGTTTATTGATGATAATTATAGGCTTGCACCCAAGACTAAGTTTAATTATTATCTTAGAATTGAACTAGATAAGACCGCTGCTAGAGCATCAAATTATACCAGTAAGCATGCAGAAGAGGTCGGACTTCTTGTTAAGACCGCAGATCAACCAAAATTTACTTTTGATAGCACAACATTAAATCAATACAACAGAAAGAAAATAGTTTATAAGATGCTAAACTATGAACCTGTTAATTTAACATTCCATGATGATAATCATGGTGTTGTATCTGCGCTATGGGCAATATATTATGGTTACTACAGCAGAGATAGAAATAATCCATTATCTGCTTACAATGCAAATCATTATAGAAAGTCAGGAACTTCGCTTGATAAATTTAGATACGGTTTAGATAATGCAATTACAGTTACAAGTTTGTTTAAGTCGGTAACCATCTATACAATGGGAAGAAGAAGATTTGTAGGTTATACTTTAATTAATCCAAAAATTAAAACTTGGGAGCATGGCGGCCTAGATTATGCTTCTACATCAGAACCAGCAGAAAGTTCTATGCAATTAGAATACGAAGCCGTTATATATAGTGCAGGACGAGTATCCGAAGGATCTCCTAAGGGATTTGCAACTTTACATTATGATAATACACCTTCACCGTTAACAGTTGCCGGCGGCGGCGTTAGCAATCTTCTAGGCGAAGGCGGCGTGCTCGATGGTATTGAACAAGTGTTTGGTGCAGTTGGTGATGGAACAGCATTTAGTTCAGGAGAGAATTTTTTAGGAACTGCCATCAAGGCTGCTAACACATATAAAAATTTTAAAGGACTGTCTAAGGATGGTCTTAAGGCTGAAGCAATTAATGTATTATCAAGTCCTGCCGGAATAACTACCATAGCAAACACGATTAGTGGTGCTGCTGGAGCAGTGTTTAAGAAAAATGATGCAGGGAATGCTGTAACAGAGGCTAAACAAAGAAGTCTAACTCCGCCTCCGGTAGATTTTACATAAGGAATAAACATGGCTACTAATTTACCAGCAAAGGATATTCAAGATAGTGCAGCAAGAACAAAGTTGTATTTCGATACTTATGGACAACAGCCTTTAGAATTTTTAGCAACTGAAGTTGATGCAACTATTACATTCTTCGAGAAAAGAGGTTTCGAAAGTAATGCTGCACAGACTATTTCAATGTCTGTTCTTAAGCAAGCAAAACTTGAAGGAGTAAGTATTTTTTCTATTTTAGATAATATTGAATCTTTAGATGTTACACAACTAAGTGGATTGGTCAGTGAGGTTCTAAACAACAATAGACCTGCAACATCAACTCTAGGTTATCGAGAAGAAATTCCATCAGTTTCCAAACAACGTAATGTGGTTCCGTAATGGCGAAATTTGCACAGGGTCGATTTACAGTAAAAAATCCTTCTAAATATGTAGGAACAAAGGCTCCTCTTGCAAGAAGTAGTTGGGAAACTGTGTTTATGAGAATGCTCGACGAGCATCCAGGCGTAGAAAGTTGGGCTAGTGAAAGTATAAAAATTCCCTATAAATGTCCTTTAACAGGAAAATATACAATTTATGTTCCAGACTTTTTCATAGTTTATAAAGACAAAAATGGTAAGAAGCATGCAGAAGTTGTTGAAGTAAAGCCAGCCAATCAAACACTACGTGAAAGAGTAGGAAAAAGCAGATACAATCAAGAACAGTATATAAAAAATATGGCAAAATGGGAAGCCGCTTCTAAATGGTGTAAACAACAACAAATAAAATTTCGTATTATTAGCGAAGAAGATATTTTTCACCAAGGCTCAAAAAGAAGATAAGTATTATTATGACCAAGAAGTTAGAAGAAATTTTTAATATGAAAAATGCTGAAGAATCAACACCTGTTGAAGTCGTTGAGGAAAAAGATGCCCAGCAAAAGCAAGAAATTAGAAGTTTAAAAGATAGCGATCTCGCAATACAAAACATTGCAGGAGATCTACCACAAATTAGAGAACTAGATGCACTGGAAGAAAAAGACCTAGATCATCTTGCTTCTAAAGCAGAACAAGCCTATGACGATTTAATGGATCTGGGCATGAACGTTGAGGTTCGATATAGTGGTAGAATATTTGAAGTTGCAAGTAGTATGCTAAAAAACGCTATAGATGCAAAGACTGCAAAAGTAGATAAAAAGTTAAAAGCAGTAGATTTGCAGTTGAAAAAATTAAAAATAGATCAAGATTCCCCTGAAGATCCTAATGATATTTTGGACGGTAAGGGCTATGTAATGCTAGATCGCAATGAATTAATGAAGAAATTAAGCGGAAAGGAATAAATAGTAGTATGAAATCATTTAAAGAATACTTATCAGAAAGTAAAAAGGTATACAGCCTTAAAGTAAAAATTGCCGGCGAATTACCTGAAGGTTTTGCTGATGATCTTAAAGGAAGATTAAGCAATAGAGGTATTGTAACTTTTGAACAACTAAAAACTACACCCGTGCAAGAACTTCCGCATGATTTTCCAGAATTAAAAAACATGGAAGTGCATACTTTTGATGTAGCAACTGAGTATCCTTTAACTACAACTGAAATTGAAAAAGAAATCTTCGAAATGAGTTGCTGTGAACCTGGATACTATAAGGTAAGAAACAGTGCAAGTCCTACAGAAATTGATCAAATTACAGCAGGCGACAATGCAGACTATGAGGGTGCATTGCTTCATGACAATGAATACAAGGATGGAATGAAAGTCAAGCACAAGGATTATTTTGGCGACGACTTTAATAAAGACTTCTTGAAGTCTCTTGCAAAAGAAGCAAAAGAAAGAAGCAAAGAGTTAGGTCATAATAAATTGAAGGCTGATATCTATCAAGACACGCCTAAACTTAAACAAGATAAAGCAGGTATTGCAAGTCCTGTAGGGAGTAAATAATGAATTTTAATGAACTTATGCAGAGAATGCGCGAGCTTGATGGCGTAACAACCGAAGCACCTGCAAATATTACAACAGATGAATGTGGTATGCCTCCAATGGCACCAAGCATGCCATCACCAGAGCCTAAAGACAAGGCTTCAATGAGTATTAACATTAATGCACAAGGTGATGCAATTAATGATGTTTTAAAATTAATGACAAAAGTTAATCCGGATATGATTAATCAACCGGAAAAACCTGTAATGCCTAGTTTGTCTATCATGGCACCAGGAATGGACGGCCCAATGGATGCTCCAGAAGGACCTCCGATGCCAAAACCAATTAACAAAATTTTGCCAGACTTTGATGCAGATAATGACGATATGCCGGGCGGTGAAAAAGATATGATTGCTATCAAGGCAATGGGCGACGAAGGCGAAGATAATGATTATGACGATGACGGCAAACTAGATAGTCACGAAAAAGATCACGACGACGAAGAAAAATTACACAAGACCGTTGACAGGGATGACGACGGTGACCATGACATGGATGACCATGACATGGAGAAAAAAGAAAAAGATGAAGCATGGGCTAATGAACCGGATGAAATGAATAAAGATGTTGATTTCATGCAAAACAAAATGTCGGGCGGAATGAATCGTCGTAAAGGAACACATCCTAAAGTAGCAGGTGGTGACAATCCAATGCAAAAAGTTGGTGAATCAGATTTAGTTGCTACTATTAGAGCAGAATTACAACGTGCATTAGCAGAAACTAAAGGAGCGAAATAATGGCAAACTTATTAACAACAACTATCGGTGGTGGCAGTGCGGTATTAGTTGCCGAAAATCGTAAACCTGCTGCTGATGTAACAGCAATCCAGTTTAACGGAATGAAAGACTTAACTTTCTTTGAAGTTGACTTTGGTGCAGCAGCAAATGCTGAAACAGGTGCTAATGAAGCGATTCAAGCACTAATTGAAATTATTGAAAAATATTGCACAATTGTTATTAGAGGCGACTTACACGCTACTAATCAAAAGATGTGTTTTGCTGTAGAACAAAGCAATACTTCACTTGATTATGATGGTTCTGGTGCAGAAACACTAGTAGAACAAATCGAAGACGAGTGTATTGCACTAGGTGCTACATACGGAAATAATTCATTTGATATGACTGCTTTAACT